TCACACTTGACATTCAGGCTCAGGATCCATCACATAATCCTATAGAAGAAGAGTCTGTAGTTGAAGAACAAGCAGAAGCGATTGCAATCTAAGTTAAAAGAACTTAGAATATCAAACGTAAACAAAATAATTCTTACTGCTGAGTCTGACTGGGCTCAGCAGTTTTGGAGATCAGTTCTTGCCGCATTGCAATATAATAATAAAAGATGAAGTAAATGTAAAACTAGATGGACTTGATCTAGTAACAAGACGCAAACTAACCAACAAATTTAAATATGAGATTCCAGGTGCACGTTTTATGCCTGCTGTTAAACTTGGCAGATGGGACGGCACTGTGTCCTTTTTTACACAAGGCGGACTAACATATGTTAATCTACTTGATGACATTGTTCCTATATTAGAACAATCTAACTATACATTTGATCTTGATGATCGCAGACACACTTGGAACTTAACATTCGAGCCAGTAACGGGTGAAACATTTTCTGACAAAACTTGGCCTGAAGGACACACACATGAAGGGCAACCTATTGTGCTGAGAGAACACCAAGTCGAAGTAATTAATAATTTTATTAATAATCCACAGTGCTTACAAGAAGTGGCCACAGCCGCAGGTAAAACAATTATCACAGCGGCACTCAGTAAATTAATCGAACCATATGGACGTTCGATAATCATAGTGCCAAACAAATCATTAGTTACACAAACAGAAGAAGACTACATCAACATGGGACTTGATGTTGGTGTATATTTTGGTGATAGAAAAGAACCAGGACATACACATACAATTTGCACTTGGCAATCACTGAACATACTAGAAAAGAAAAGACAAAATGCAGAAGATGATCTTATTGAAGAATTCAAACGTGATGTGGTTTGTGTAATAGTAGATGAAGTGCATCAAGCAAAGGCTGATGTGCTGAGAAGATTGTTGACTAATGTGTATGGTTATGTACCCATACGTTGGGGACTTACAGGAACTATTCCAAAAGCAGACTATGAGTTCAAGTCTTTGCATGTGTCGTTGGGGGATGTCATCAACAAAGTCAGTGCAATAGAACTGCAAGAAAAAGGATTGTTAGCAAAATGTAACATTGAAATACTTCAGATGTGGGACTATGTCGATTATAAGAATTACAGAGAAGAACAAACATATTTGGTTACAAAACAAGCAAGAATTAATTACATCAGCAGAATGGTTGAACAAATGAGACAGTCTGGTAACACACTTGTACTAGTCGACAGAGTCAAGTCAGGAGAACTGCTTACCGAAGCCATTACAGACTCTGTGTTTGTGCGTGGCGCAACGAAGGCAAATGAAAGAAAAGAACATTACGACGACGTCAAAACAGCAGACGACAAGGTCATTGTAGCAACCTATGGTGTTGCCGCTGTGGGCATAAACTTGCCACGCATATTCAACCTTGTATTGATCGAGCCAGGCAAGTCATTTGTAAGAGTCATACAGTCCATTGGTAGAGGCATAAGAAAAGCACAGGACAAAGACTTTGTGCAAGTATGGGATATTTGTTCTACTGCTAAATTTAGCAAACGTCATTTAACAGAACGTAAAAAGTTTTATAGAGAAGCACAATACCCATTTACAGTCACAAAGGTTGACTATCAGTAGAAAATCAACATATAATAAAATATATGCAAATACTAACATTAGATAACACCGCATATCTTTTGAACAAAATACCTGATCAGGTTGATGAAGACATGAGATTTGCAGTGTTGGATAATGCAGATGCATCCAATCCTGATTTCTTTTTTGTGCCGTTGATATACTTAGAATCATTTTCATCTCCGGCCGCTGTGCTTGAGATTGATAATGCTAAAATACAGATGCCTTTAGATTGGCACATATTGTTAGGCGACCCTGAATGTGGCGATTTAGAAATACTGCCATTGACATCATTGAACGATCGATCCTTTCATGCTTTTTGTTTCAATCCAATTACAGATAGCATGCCTTCCTACAAAGATATAAAAATCACAAATATCTATAATGAAGTTGAATGGTTTTTTCCACGAACAAGAAACAATCAATTGATCACTGTGCCATTATCTCAAAACGTGCAACCACAGTGTGCATATTTTATCAAAGAAATAAATCGCAACAATGATGTAATTAACTTGAACAATTTATTCCATGCTTAATTTTACCTTTAATAATGATGCGCCTCTAAGGATCATTGCTGGTCCATGTCAAATAGAATCAGAAGAACATGGCATCATGATGGCCGAAATACTACATGGCATATGTAATGATGTTGGTGTGCGTTGGGTATACAAATCTTCCTTTGACAAAGCAAACAGATCCTCTATTAACAGTAAACGTGGAGTGGGACTAAAAAAGGGACTAAGAATATTAGAAAAAATTAAAAAAGAATTTGATGTTCCTATACTCACTGATGTGCATGAAGTAGACCAATGCGGAGTTGTTGGAGAAGTGGTTGATATCATTCAGATACCTGCATTCCTTTGTAGACAAACTGATCTAGTTGTGGCAGCTGCAGAAACAAAAAAAACTGTCAATGTTAAAAAAGGACAATTTTTATCATACAGAGACGTGGATAACATAAAAGTGAAAGTCAATGAAGCATGGAACGATCAATTTATAATTACTGAAAGAGGCACGTCATTTGGATACAACAATCTTGTTGTTGACATGCGAGGATTTGCTTACATGAAAAAATTGTGTCCCGTGATTTTTGATGGCACACATTCTGTGCAACAACCAGGCGGTCAAGGTACTTCCTCAGGAGGTGACCGCACAATGGTTGAGCCTTTGTGCATGTCAGCAGTTGCACAAGGGATTGCTGGAGTATTTCTTGAAGTGCATGACAATCCTGATAGTGCACCTTCAGATGGACCAAACATGTTGACTCCTGACCAATTTAGAAAATTAATAACCAAACTTAAAATACTAGACTCCACTGTAAAACAAAAATTATGATATATGAAACACATGGCATAGCAGATCTGGATTTCGAACTAATAATGGACACTCTAGACACACTTGAGCCTGTGTGGAGGACTGAATGGGGTATGGACTATTGGGACACTAACCGTGATAGCAAAGAGCAATCAATAAAAACTTCATATTCCGAACAGTCAGCGGCTTATTGGCAATATGTCAATCCAGAAATTGATAGGCTAATACCACAAGCAATATTTGATAAATTTAATCTAGATAAAGAGAACACAGAAGTAAAAGTTTTAAGATATCCTCCAGGATCCTTCACACCGCCACACGTGGATAGGTTTAATAGTCTAAAGACTAGATATAAATTGGAAAACACAAAATCTATAGTAAGAGTATGGATATCTCTTGAAGACCCAAAATTTGGACATGCATTATTTTTCCAAAATGATGTGGTTCATGCTGTACCCCGAGGCACAATGATCACGTGGGATCACTCAGCAAGACATTCTGCTTGTAATTCTGGTTTGGAAGATAGATACATTATGACTATCACCGGTGTTGGCAAATCATAATTTTTATATTATAATATACATATGCCAAGTAATTTTTTAGATATTAAATCTATGATGCGAGCAGTAGACTCAAGAGATAAAACTTGGTATGATAGATTGTCAGATGATGACAAGAAGTTATACTCGCCCTACATGTCTATGAAATGGACAGCGGCAGTAGAACATAAAGAACAAGCTATTCAAGAATTTTACATCGAAGAAGTCAATGAAAATGTAAACAAACACTTATGGACATTATCAAAAAATCACAAGTCATTGTTGTGGAGACTTACAGCAATGTGTGGTTCAACATTTCAGATGTTTCACAAATGGTTCTATCCTAAAAAGAAAAAGACATCAGAAAAGTCAAAGATGAAAGAACTGCAAGAGTATTATCCATCTATGAAACAAGCAGATCTTGATGTGTTGGACGCCAAGCTAACTACACGTGAATGGACCGATATAAAGAAACAATACGGAAACACTAAATGACATATCTTGTTAATGACAAATGTATAATGTGCAAACACACATCATGTGTAGAGGTGTGTCCTGTGGATTGTTTTTATGAAGGCGAAAATGTGCTTGTGATCAATCCAGATGAATGTATCGACTGTGGAGTATGCGAGCCTGAATGTCCTGAAGAAGCTATCATACCTGATCATCTTGATGAAGATAATAAGTGGCTTGACTTTAACACAAAATGGGCCAACAAATGGCCAGTAATTACAGAACCAAAAGATCCTTTACCTGATTATGCACAACATTCAGGTGAAGAAGGAAAATTAGAGAAATATTTTAAAGATGAATGATTGGATAGAATATGCAGTGCCAAAAAAGTATTCCCGTATGTACAGGAATGCAATGTTGCGT